GGGGACTTTTCCGTAATTTTGCATATTATTGTTAACGTACACAATGGTTATGGCAAGAGGGAGAAACAAGGACTTGATTAACGAGCGCGACCGCCGACTATTCGAGCGGTTCTACTATTGGAGCGAAGTTAAAAGGCTTCGCTTTGACGACACCATACGCAAGCTCTCGACCGAGGAGTTCTTTCTAGCCGAGGCCACCACGCTGCGCATCGTGCGGCGCATGCTGATGGAGGGTGCCACGGTAGACGGAAAGGCCGTGGAGAAGAGTCGGCGTCAGGGGTTCAGGTCTTCAACCGCACGGAGAGAGTCGTGCGGCCAATTGTCCTTGTTTCCCGAGTAGCCTCGGCCAAAGCGCATGTATAAGTCTCCTCGTAAACCTTGATGCCGTGGTTGAACGTAAAGAACCGCGAGCGGGCGCGTATCAAAGCCCCCTCGCTTGACGGCCGATAGCCCTGCAACAGCGCGTGCAGGGCTTTTCTTTTTTCCTCGCGCTGCATGATGCGGTCTGTCGTATGGCTGCCTGCGTGGGTGTCGTCGTAGCAGTCGAGTATGAGGCGAACGCGTACCTCGCATGTTCCGCGCTGTGCGATGTCGCCTGTGTCGTTCCATTCCGTGCCGGGCATGTCGATGAGGACGGCGGGATATGTCAGTGGATACATATCCAATTGTTCGTTGTCCAGTGCCTCCAACTGTCCGTAGTCTTCGTCCACGGTGCGTGCCCAAGGCAGGGCACGTGCTATGTGGTCTATCATGTTAACGAGAATCGATTCCATTTCCTATTTCTATTAGTGTGTTTAGTATCATCTTGCGTATCTTAACGTTAAGTTCGTGGCTCGTGCCGATGAACTGACGGCGCGGGATGTGTAT